TCGACAAATCGTCGTCATATGCAACGCTTGGAGCGGTGCTTGCGGCAGTCTTATAAACCAACTTGTGACCGCCGATAGGCTTTGGCGATACCGTAATAACAGTGTTGCCTGTTGTGCCTGCAACCGATTCAACTGTCAATTCGCCAAGTGTCGGAACACCGTTCTTAAATGCGGCAAATGCGTCGTCCTTAACCACAAGGAAACCTAAACGCATAGTAGCTTTGATTGCAACCATATCTTGCTCCGCAAGTGATAGCGGTTTACCGTCACTGTCAAGAGTGCCCTGTAGTGTTGCCTCTGTAAGAATTTCATAGTTGATACCTGCACGCATACCGACAACGGCATACTTGAAGTTACCTGTGATAATATCGGCACGTTTGTTGTCCCACGCACCGTTGCGCACAAATTCGATAGGCTGACCGTACAGCTCACCGCCTGTTGTACCGTTGACATATGCAGGTGCGCCGTTTGCGTCACGTAGCTTTCTTAGCATATTCTTAACACCGATACGACCGATAAATCCCGACGGGTCATAGCCGTTTTCTTCAATCATTGACATTGCGTCAGATATAGCAATATCAATATTTGTGTTGTCTGTAACAACCATATGCTTGCTGTCTATAGCGTTCATAATGTTTGTCTTGAACGGCGAATTTGTACCGAAAATGCACGCCGCGTCAATCGCTCTGTAGAATGCCTCTGCAATTTCCGGCTTTAGTTCTTCAAATACGCTGATAGTCGGATCTTCCAACTTTTCCTTTGTTACCGGAATAATAACGGCTAACTTCTTAGCCTCGATTTCAGGGTGAATCCAAGTAGCACCGCTTGTCTTAATTCTTTCACCCTCACCGACCCAGTAAGCACCCGGACCGTCTGTAAGTACGTTAAACTTTTTCTTCTCGTGTTTCATTTCCTCGACTTTCGCCATTCTTAAAACACTTGAACCCCTTGTCACCATTTTGATGATTTCTGTTGCTTGCTCGACAGGCACAAAGCCTGTCAATTCATTTTTTAAATAACCCATTTATTTCACTCCTATCTTTGATTTTCTCTGATTATGTCCATAAAACTGCCTGTGTTGTGACCGCCACTGCCACCGTTTAAATTCGGTGTTTTGCCCTTTAAACGCTCGGTAACACCTGCTTGTACATCTTTGTCATAGCTTTCTTTTATCTTGTCAATAACCGCCTTTGTGCTATCCTTATCCTCTGCCACAATATACTTTGCAATCTCGGCAGACAGTCCGACTTTGGCAAGTTCTGTTTCGGCATATGCAACGATTTTTTCACGTTCAAACTCTGCCTTTGCCTTTTCAAATTCTTCCCTTTCCTTGTCGTCGTCCTCTTTTTTTCTTTGGTCGGCTGTAAGCTTGGCTTTTCTCATGCCCTCTTCTTCAGCGTCCTTTAGCTTTTGCTCAAGGTCCTTTTCCCACTCTGATTTTGCCTTAGCTATTGCTTCATCAATCGCCTTTTGATTGTCGCCGTCTTTTTGTTCGGTTGACTTCTGCTCTGTGGACTTCTCTTGCTCTTGTTTTTCTGTTTGCTCTGCTGTATCTGCCATTCAAATCATTCCTTTCTGAAAAATTGTATAAAAATAAGACGTATAACCCCACGTCTAACAGGGAGATAATCGGATCACCATTCCTTTCTTCTATGTGTATGTTGTGCCTACTCTCACACTATCACCGCCTTTCAGTGTATCAAAAAAGCACGTCCGAAAACGTGCTTTAGCTATTATGTTTTGTTTGACTGTATATATCGTCATAAAGAAGTTGTAACTTGTAACCCAAATCGCTTAAATAATCTTGATTCACCATACCGAAATGTATAATAGCATAATCGGCAGCGTCAATAAAATCATCTATTGCATTTTCGTTTACTACAATGCTGTTAGTTGTATTTTTAAACTTAATCCCGTCTTTATTTCCTTCATAGACTTTCGTAATATATTTTTTACAAAGTTCGTATTTTTCAGTATCTAACTTGTAAATCATGCTTGTTATATACCTCCTTATCTCGGATTGGTCTGTATTAAATTTCCGTTGTCCTTATTTACCGAAACAACACAGTTATCGCCAAAATACCTTAAACAATCTTTTCTGTGTTTTGTCGTTCCGTTTAAAAGAGCGGTTTTTATATCTTCTATTTCAACGCCGTTACGTGCTTTATGTGTTTTAGGGTCTTCACCCGTTCCGAATACACGTTCAATAAAATGCTTGCTTTGACTTTTTATTTCTACACCGTCAACCGTCGTTAATCCGATAATATCTGTTTCTATTTTCTCTTTATAGCTCTTATAATCACCAAAAGAAGTAAATGCAGAAATCATATTACTACTTCTTGATTGTTTATAATCCTTTAACAAGCTCCATTCATCAGTATTATTATACTTCAAATTTCGAAAATCGTCAAATGTTTTTGGCATATTTTCAGTACCGATAATAGAAATATATTGTGCGTACTGCTTTTTATCCGCCGAGCTGTTTCGCATTTGCTTAACGTGAAGCTCAAGTGCATTTCTTTGCTCGTCCGACAAACTGTTTTTCCATTCGTCAAACGTCATACTTCCGTCAACCTTATAATTTTCGCCAGTGAGCGGATCGCGTGCAATACGACTTGTCAAATTCACGTCTGCCATAATCGTAACACACCGACAACGTGGGTGTATCGGTGGGAAGTTTTCGCCCTCAACGGCTTTGTCGGTATCAAACACGCTACCGTCAAGACTTCCGCACCTGTCACACGTCAATTCAGACAGTGCCGCAACAAAACGATACTGTTTTATACCTATTTCCTCATACGCCATCTTTTGACCTTGATTCATAAAATGTGCCGTTTCACTTCGCACAAGTGTTTCGGCTGATGTTCGTATTCCGCCTGGTGCAGTATCTTTGACGTAATCAATCAGCTTATCGGTCATACGGCTTACGCTGTGACCGCTGATAATACCGTCCTCAATCGTCTGTCCGACTGCCTGTATAAATCTGTCGTTATGTATCCACACTCTCTCGCTGTAGTTGTGACCGTGCCACGGCTCACTTAACACTTTATCAACCGCCTTTTGCGGTACAAGTGAAAAATCAATACCGCAGTTTAAACCTTGTGCGGTATCAAAAATATTCGTATAATACGCCGTCTTTACCGCACTGTCATACAGTTTCTTTTGCTCCTTTATAGCCTCGTTTGCAACGTGCCTAAAGTAAATATATACATTACGTTTCAGTCCCTCTAATCGGCTAATTCTCGCACCGTATGACTGTGCATTTATGCGGCTTAGAATTTCCTTTTTGACTGTCTTGTCGTCTGTTTCGTCGTACAGTTCAAGCAGTTCTTCGTACTGTTTGTCGCTGTCGGCTATACTCATCAGCCGACGTGCCTCTTTTTCGGGTATATCGGTTGAAATATAGGCTTTAAACGTTTTCTCAATGTCATTGTTTACATTCTTGATTGCTCGCTCATATGCCTTAATTACACCGTCCTTAATGCTGTCCGCTTGCGATTGTAAATATGTTTCAACTTCAACGGCACGTTTTACCCAATATGCCTTACTCTTCATTGTAGTTTACTTTCCTTGCCGAACTTTCAGCGATACGCATATCTTCGGCGGACTTTTCCGCTTGCTCTCTGCGTGCGATTTCAACTTCTTCCTTTGCATCTGTTATAAACGGCAGACGCTCTAATAATGTTTCGTCAGACGCAAGACCTTTGAGGTAATTAATCATCTGTGCTATTTCAAGTTCGTTTGCAGGCAAGTTATATGTAAATCCTATATCAACTCTGTGCGACGGCACTTCTTTCATTGCGTTTAATGTCACTAAGAAATTGTTGTAAATCTCCAAACGTTTTCTCAACGTCTTAGCAAAATTACGTTCTTTGTTCTTGACGTGCTGTTCAAATCCCAACAGCTTGTACTTTATCGCCACACCCGACAAATTGTTGCCGAAACTTTCGTCCGACAGGTCAGGAACGTGTGACAAACGGTGTATATCGTCCTTGATGTCGTCACGCAACACCTTTGTATCAGCCTCATTCAGCACCTTTGACAGATACTCTGCCTTTGCGTCACCGTCACCCATTAAGATACGTTCTACCAATAATTTTTTTGCCTGTTCGGTGTCAAGGTCGCAGTTACACAAAAACAACAGCGAATTAACGAATTGTTCCTTGTCGTTTATTCGGTCTGACATCAACACATTGTATGCGTCAATCTGCGTTATCAACTGTTCAAAATCACCCTGCATTTCCGTATTATTTCTGTATTCAATAATCGGCACATCGAAAAAGTAATGCGGTTCAACATTTTGCAATGACAATGCCGTATAGCTGTCAAGACCTGTGTATGTATATATAAACGATTCGTCATACACACGACAAATACTGCCTGTGCAGTAGCCGTCAAGGTCGTATTTCTTGTAGTAATATACCGCAAACAACGGCTTTTCAAATGCCGACTGTGAGTAACATACAAATGTATGCTCCGGATCCAATCGTACACTTCTCGGCTTGCTTTTTTCGTCTGCATAAATCAGTTCATATGCTTTGCCGTAAATGCTCATATTCTTTACAATTTCACTGTCAACACTCGGCATATCCTGTTCCAAATATTCGTTTTTGATTGCCTCAATATCGTATTCGTCCGACACCGCATACGTTACAGGATTGCCGACAAGATAACTCTGTGTCATATCTGTTATGTACTTTGCGTGATTACACATTATGCGGTTGTTTGCCACGTTTTTGCCCCTTTTTCTGCGGTTTAAAATGCGGTGGTCGCCCATATAGTAATCGTGCAATAATCGGTATCTCTGTCGCTCTCGCTCGTGTCGTTCAATCAATTTCGTTATGATAAACGGTGTCACACCACCTGCGACTATATCTTCATCAATTATCATATTCCGTACTCCTCTCTTGAATAGATTTTAGCTTTCTTATCCTTGCGCCAACTCTCAACGCCGTATCTCAGTGCCGCCATTGCGTCATCAAATACATTGACAGGTTCGTCCGTATATTCGCCCGACTTTTCATCAACTCGCCAACGCCATTGCTGTATCTCTTTGATTACATTCACGCAAGACGGATGAATATGTATCTTTCTGCCTTTTAACCAGTCAATCTGCGATTGTATGCTGTTCGGATTTTTAACAACTGCCCTTGCTCGATAGCCTGCCTTTCGCCACATTTTTATACGGTCCGGCTCTGCACTGTCGCACCACATTGCAAGACTTTTGCTGAACTTCCCGTCAGCTTTTTGAATAATCTCTGTTGTGTCCATTTCGTGTACATACAGTTCATTACAAACGTAAATATCGCCGTCCTTATAACCTAACGTCAATATAGCATTTGCGTGATTAAATCCGAAGTCCTGTCCTATCGCCATAGCGTCAAAACGGCTCATATCTGTTTCAAATTCCTCAATGCGATAGTTCGAGAATATCAATCCGCCTGTTTCGCCCCATTCACCCAGTCCGTAAATTCTGTAGCCCTCAGGGTCAACTTCTTTACGACGTAGCATACGTTGTCTGTATGCCTCGTCACAAAATCGGTTTGTTAAATATGTGCTTTGATGCGTTAAGACGTTATCGTCCTGTATATCGAAAAACACTTTCTTTATCCAGTGACTTGATGACACGGGATTGAATGTCAGCTTTATCTGATAAAAAAGGCCGTCGGGAAGTTCACCTCTCAAACGGTCATCTATAATTTCAAAATCCTGTTGCACAAGCTCCGTAGCCTCTTCAATCCATACGTCCGTTAATTTTCCGTTCGCAAATGTGATTGATTTCAACTTTTCACGTTGCTTGTTGTCGTTTACACCACGAAATATAATCTTGTTGCCGTTTATACAGGTGAACGACAACGGACTTTGCGTAACTCTCCACGCTCTGCCAACGCCCATACTGTTTATGGCACTTTCAAGCTCCGC